GGTTCCGCCATCCTGGGTGAGTTTACTTCCATGTTCAAGGGTCTCTGATGGCAGACAAACGAAAGCAAGCTGCTACTGCCGCCAAGCGTTACCAGAAGAGTGAGATGGCTTGTAATAAGCCACAAAAAACTCCTGGGCATCCCACTAAAAGTCACATAGTAAAAGCTTGTGATAACGGTAAAGAGAAACTAATTCGCTTTGGAGAACAAGGAGCTGAAACCGCTGGTAAACCCAAGGAAGGTGAATCTGAACGCATGAAACAGAAGCGTGCAAGCTTTAAGGCTCGTCACGCTAAAAACATAGCTAAGGGCAAAATGTCTGCGGCTTTTTGGAGTTCAGTCACAAAATGGTGATTTAAATGAATAAAGTAAAGACACTCACTCAGAAGAAAGAAGGTCGTCCCAAAGGTACCAGGCAAGGACAGGGGATGAGTTCTAAACCTAATCACGGAAGAAAGAAAACCCGTGGGCAAGGTAAGGGTTAACACCTTTACATAATATATGTTTATTATGGGAAGTAACCAGGGTACTTCTCATGTCTTGTTTTGCACGGGCAATTGACATCATTAAAAAATATGAGGGGTACAGTGAGCGTGCTTATCCAGATCCCTTGACGGGAGGAGAGCCTTACACGCTTGGTTATGGGTCTCAATACTATCCAGACGGTACCATCGTAAAGAAGGGGCAGTGTTGCACCAAGCAGAAGGCTATGGAGTATCTGTTACATGACATCGAGGTAATCGAAGGAGATCTCAAGCGTCTGAACCTTGGTCTTGACGGTGCCATGACAGAAGCCTTGATCTCTTTCGTTCACTCAGTTGGATGGGAACCCTTCCTTTACAGTCAGTTGATTGACAACATCGAATGCGAAAACTGGCCGGGGGTTGCCACAGTATTCTCCACCTGGATCTTTGGGGAAGATCAACGTGTCATTGGTGGCCTTATCGACAGGCGCCGGGAGGAAACTCAACTATTCCTGGAGGAAATAAAAAACACACTTGAGGTTTCTGGTGACATCTTATTGAGAGCCTTTCGCAATTACGCCGCCACGGGCAGGCAGATAAATGCGATACGGCGACTAGAGGAACAAGTAAATCCCTATGTTTTGGCAGCTTTTGCCAATGCTTTTCTCCTGGATGACTACTCTGTCGATTACCCGGAAGATGTTAGGCTACTTTCTATGGCCGATAACTGGTCCTAGAATAGCTCCAGGTGATCTGCATGGAAATGGAAGAAACAGTCCATCCGAAAGAGTTGGAGCTCCCGCTGCAGATGCAGTTTGCTATGCGTAAAGCAGAGCTGGAGGCCCAGGAACTCACTTGGGATCAGTTGTATACCGCCTTACTAAACCTGTATCATCGCCGCATGATCGAATGGGCAGCCATCAAGGACATCCTGGCGGATGAGAATGTTGAGTTGGAATGGGATGTGCCAACCCAGTTGGAGCTAACTGAGCTGGCAATCATGTGTAGTGATCAAGACGACGAAGATGACGATGACGACGATACTGACGACTTAAGGAAAGAACTGGCCCCTTTCTAGTCAAGTTTGGCGATTAATCTTTCGAGGTACCAGAGAGCTTTTTCAGCATCCTGCTTGGGATTACCTTTCAACCAAATCCTGTCTAAGTACTTTAATACTTGCCACTGGAGCCCACCAAGAATAGGATCAGGTGCAAACTGAACTGAATCCTCTATCTTGTCGATAGTCTCAAGTTTTTTATTTGGGTTTGAATAGTGTGGTGGGTGGTTCACCATGTCAACTTTTGGTTGAGGCATGGGGCAGAACCCATCCTTACACTCACCTTCTACCGGCGCAAACCACGGCGCATCTTCGACATCTCGATTTCTTCCTCCTCCGGCTCCCCCAAGTCCATGAGTATCCCCTGAGGTTTCGGTACCGCGCCCATCATCAAACCTTGCTCGGCGCTGGGTATATATCCTGTTAGTCCGCATCGTTCACCGCCCTCGATTTGTAGGTGTGTGCGCTCTCGTCCCTCTTGGGTGAGAGCTAGCCCCTTATTGTACTGGTCGTAGAGCGGTACGTCATTCATTTCGTTGTCGAGCTCATCACCAAAATCAAGTGGGCTCAGACAACGTTTCTTAACTTCATCGTTGGTACCGATAAAGCTATCCAGGAACGCATCCGGAACACTAGCGGAATGCATCATGAGATATCTAGGTTTAAATTCTTTCAATTACAATATTATCATGGCAAGATTTCTAGATCCTACTTACGATCCACGGCAAGACTCTGGTACGTCTGGTGGTGATACATCAGATCTACACCCAGAACGTGCATATGACACCGACATAAGGCGTCTGGATAACACTGCACGTGACTCTGCCGATGCCGCAGACACACGCAACGAAGTCAAACAGGATCGCGTAAAGAAATATATGGCAGCAGCTAAAACGGCTGGGGCATACAAACAACGTACTCAGATTGCAGAACCTACTATCCGTGGTAAGACTCCGAGAAGCGAAGCCGTCATCGATGGTGTTCAGTTACCAAGCCTTGGAGACACTGTCGGTACCGCCGGAAGTACGAACTACGCACGTAAGCCCAGCGGATACTCTGGTACCTTCAGAGGTTTCTAAACCTGGCTGAATACAACTTCATTAGGTTGATTCTGATACTTACCCTTGCGATCATTGTAGGTTACATCGCAGGGATTACCACGAAAGAAAAGAAGTTGACATATTCCTTCGTTGGCATAAATACGATTAAACAAGCCAGTACAATTACTGATCTCAAGAGTTAAGTGTCCCGACCACTGACTTTCCGCAGGCGTTATATTTGCCATGATCCCAGATCTGGCATACGTACTCTTACCGACTGCAACAACTGTTACATCTCTTGGAAGGCTGATATACTCTTGCGCAACTCCCAGGCAATAGCCATAGGGTGGAATTAGGAAATACTTCCCCTTCTCATCTTCCAGTAATTCAGATGGCTTCAGTATACCAGGATCAAAAGCCTTGGGATCACAATCACCTTGCTGTACGCGACCAAAAATTAAACATTGCTTTGCCGATAAACGTATGTCGTAGCCATAGGAGCTAAGTCCATAACTCAACAAGCGACGACCATTTTCCTCACTGATGAGACGATCTTGGAAAGGTTGAATCATGCCCTCATCAAGAGCAAGGGACTTGATTTCGCGGTCCGAAAGAATGCTCATAATCTCAGTTAAGCGTGTTCAGTTTAGCTGACTCAGTAGAGAAGGCGGCCTTTGTCACCGTAAATATCAATAAAGTTTTGGGTCGCTTCCGAGCTATCCTTCTTGGGCTGGAGGTAAACCACAAAAGAAGTACATGTGTTCCTGGATTTGATCTCGTCACTTGCCAGGAAGTGCTGCAGGAGAATGGGTCTTGTCCTCAGGATGCAGATGGGATGATCAAAAATGTCTTGGCAGTACTGAAACATGTCAGGGCAATTACAAAAGTAAAGTCCTTGATCAATCTCACCAGATGTCCATTTCCTTTTTAGAGTTTGCCACCAGAGTGCATGACCAGATATCAAGGTAGGCGAGAGGCCCCTAGTAGGTTTCCACCTATAAGCTCTCACATTCCAAAAATAGGTTTTGTTCGGTGGGAATAGATAGACTCTCCCGTGCCAATCCTGGTCATTCAACCCATCATCAGTGATTGTGTAGAAGTCTTTTGCATTGACATACGTATTGGCCATCTTGGAACTGGCCGGATCAAGATCGATGCCGCCCATAAGCAGGTGCGCTGAATCAATCAGATCACGATTACTTATCCACTCGTAAGCTTCAACTTTTCTGTTACCAGTAAAAGAAGGCATTACTTATCAATCCCCTTGTTATAGTCTATTTCCAAATAGCGAATGCCCTCTTTATCATTAATCATGTAACCAGCTTTTTCCGCTGGATCAATCTTTTGTGCGGCCACCAGGATGCGACGTAAGCTCTCTGCAAGGTCACCATTGTTGTCCCGCTCTTCCGCCTCTTGTGCAGAGTGTAGTTCCTCTAGCGTCAAAAAGAACACAGTGCGTTCAGAGTCTGGTTGGAAGCACAAGACTCCGGGGCCTTCTGTTTCCCAGAATTTAGAGTACATCTTTCCCATGTCAGAAAGGATCAGACGCATGGTGGTATCCAGCATCTTGGCCTCGTTCTCGTCCATTGATGGACTAAGGGTTTGGCTGATTAACTTCTCTCTTCGGTTCATTGTGTAACAATCCTTGACGTTGTAGAACTTCTCGCATCTTTGCTAAGGGCTGGTACAAAACTACCAACTTGCCAAGGACGCCTCGTCGCTTAACTAGCTTACCGTTTTCGTCCCGTAGTTTGTCAAATTCCCCGGCACGAATCAGATATTCGGCCACACAACGCAACCTCCTCTTCAAGGGCAGATCAGCTCCTGGGAACTTACCACAGATAGTGTCTGGTTCCATCTCAATGAAAGCAAGACGCAATCTATTTGCCAGTGTCATAGAGGAATGCGGATCCTCATCTTCATATTCTTTTAAGTTTTCCAAGTATCGACGCAAGGATTTGGTATCGAACGACCCACTAGGTGGCAAGAACATCTCAACTTGAAGTCGGATTGACTCCGGGAGAGTGTCAGTGCAATTCTCAAGGGTTACTTCACTGATTGAAAAATTGGAAAAACGATTTCTTGTCATGAATTTTCTTCTGTCTCTTCATCTTCCATGTCGATGCGAGGCTTGGTTGGATCTGGCACATAAGCAATTTTCTGGCTACGGTGATCCTGGTACAACGCCCCACCCTTATCAAAGGAACGCAACGTCGGTTTATCTCCCTTGGCGTAGGAAAGAATCAAGTGGTTCCAAGGGATCCTAATGATTTGTTTCTTTTTCAGTGGGTTGATTACGACGTAGTGAATACCTTGTGTCCAACCCTTATCAGGCTCGTGGCGTCCAGCAAGAATCCAATTACGAATCGTTTGGTCTGTAACACCCAGGCGGCGAGCACACTCCTCAGTTGAGATGTACTCATCTGCAAAGAACTCAGGACTTACCTGGTCTGTTTCATCATTCTTGTAACGAGAGTGCCACATGCTTGATAAGACATGCTTGATGCCCCTCAACTCAAAGGCAATGTCTTCCAAACTTTTCTTAAAGGTCTGAGTCATAATGCAATCCCTTTCATTAAATGCTACAGTTTTATTAAGCGTTTTGCATGCCCCATGGAAGAACAAATTCCTTCTAGTAATTTTCCCCCAGATCAACAGGGCCTGGTCGGACAGATCACCCCTGAACAGCTAGAGCAATTCAAGGCACGTGCCAGAGAGGCCGCAATCATGCAGACGTATCAGCAACAACAGCAACCCCAGGTCGCTCCCCCCGCAGGACCACCAGCACAAGTTGTGTACGTTAAGAGACCACTGACCGTTGCTGAGATCCTCTTGCTTCTCCTGGTATCGTGTGGAATTGTCTTTGGTGTGCAACTAGGTTTTAACTTTGCCGTGAACACCTTGCCGCGCATTGAGATCAAGATGAAATAAAGCTAAGTGAAAGACGCCTATAATTCTTTTAAGGGCGTCTGTATTAGTTAAGTGTCCAATAGAAGAATTTCTGAGTTCCCTTCAATTATCGGGGCGGATATTGCTGAACAAGACTTGATG